TTATAAGTTGTTGGCTATAGTGACATTGGCACCGGCAGAATTATTTGTCACCGAGATCACATTACCTATCACTCTCAGAACGTCAGATCCAGGTTGCAGTACCATATCGCCTGATGTGTTGCTGAAGCCAACAAGGCCAGAAGCCGTTAGATAAGTGCACTTCAGGTCGTATCCATAAGCAGTGCAGTTCCTCGCTGCTCCACCGGTCAGGCTTATCCGACTTGGAGGGGTGCCAGTTCCACCAATTTTTAATCCGGTGGTTCCTCTTAGATCGTGCTGCCCTAAAATTATGGGTCGAATATTCCCCGAACCATTATTCTGGATATCAATGCACACCCCGGTATTAGCATCCCCACTGATTTCGTCCATCATCAGCCCAAAGATTGAGCCGCTACTCGAGACGATTTGAATGCACCCCTGGCATCCTGGACCTGCAACAAGACCGTTGAGCTGGATAACGTTTGGTGAGGCTGTGCCTGACAAAACAAATTTCACCAGGTATGAGGCCTGATTTCCCTTCAATTGCGAGATAGTCGGCTCAGAGAACGAGAAGGTGCCCGTTACCGTTCCGCCTACAAGAGCCCCACCTGTTCTTGCTGAGACAAGCCTGACCTGTGGCCGGGCAATCCCCCGGGTATCACAGTTGAATCGCACCACATATTCAGGACCTGTGGGGGTGGTGTTAGTGTAATCAGTATCTTCAACAACACAGTCGTCATGTCCTATATCAATCAGAGCTGAACCTGCAGCCTGAGACCAAGACAGGCCTTTTGTTCTATACGTTTTGTTTTCATATCCATATAGCCCTATGCCTCGATACCCATGGTCCATATAAATGTCATAAGTTTCGCAGCGTTCATGGTCCAAACGTATATAACACCCTGCCGTACGATATCCGTCACAGTTGAACTGGAAAGAGTGGAAATTAGCCCCTCCACCGCCAGTCTTCCACACATCCCCATCCAGGAATTTCACCCAGATATTTGTCAGTCGGTCACCTAACCCCAGTAATTTAGCTGCCCGTGGCCATGTAACAGGACCGGTTCTTTGGGTGTACGTGCCAACATCAAATTTGATCACCGCCTCCCGGAGATTTCCCAGAGAGTCAGATATTTTCTGAAACAGCGGTGCCAGGTCATCGCCATCCTGCCCGTTTGGGAAAACTCCGTACCATGCTATATGCACATATCGTGATTGCTCCCCGGAGGACTTATCGCCTGACGGTACCGGATCTTTATGCTGAAATGAAATGCTCCCATCGCCATAAAATATCTGGTAAACACCAGCTGACACCCTGTTACGGATTACCATTGTTGCACCAGAATTCACACTGAGACCTCCGCCAGCTTCGAACTCTATAGGGCAGTCAATAGTGACGCTGCTGGCAGGGTAAATGCCGCCACGAATGATAATGCCGTTTGGGGATGCAGCCATAGCAGCAAGCAGGGCTGCGGAATTGTCTGTGACAAGAGGATCAGCACCATAGCGGCGAACGTCAGCTATATTGAACAGCTGCTCATTGAGTAAATCGAGTTCTTTCTGTACCGACTCCCCGGAGGTGGTCCTGACCTGGCTTGCTCCAGTCGGCTTCGCCAAATCACTCCGCAGAGATGCGTCACCCACCCCAACCCACTTACCCTGCCCGATCCCACCCGCACTATCGGGGGTGGAACCAGGCGGAACGACTTTGGGCTGTGACCAGTCTCCGTCCCAGCGATAATATTCGCCGTTGCTTTCGAGCTGTAAAACAGTGTTAGGAGTGAGGAGGGTAAAGCCCAGCTCAAAAGATTTCGCCGTGATATAGCCATACTTCAGCATCGCCTGGTTAGCGTCATAATTCAGGCCGGCGATTGTACGATGTTTTTGACCAAAACGATCGGTATAAGTGTGGCTGTCACTCGTAACGAATTCGTCGATTTTACCGGCGTTAAATTTCAGGTCACGCGGCGTTTCACTCGGAACAGGCAAATTTGTAGGTTGAGTGGCCATATGTTTTCCATAAAAAAACCCGGCGAGCTGGCCGGGTTGAGATGGTTATTCGGAATTACTGATAGACGCTGTCGCTGTACTCAGAGACGGTCAGGGATACGGTGTTATCGCTGTTGGGTTTGATGCTGTTTACGGTCCACAGTTGACTGTCCAGTTCTTCCACTGTGGCAATCAGGTATCGCGACGGAAGCTGCACGGTGTCGCCATTCCAGATGTTCAACTGGATCGCCGGAAGCGCTGCGGTGAAGCCGTAAGGCGTATCACTGCGGGGCGTTGCTGGGTAGCGCAACGTCGGGTTACCCAGACTGTCGGTGACAAGCACATACATCAGGCCCGAAAAGTTAATCGGCTCACTGGTGTCGAAGTTATTACCTGAGCGTCCGGTGATGTATCCCTGCTGCTGATTGCTGTCGTAGATGTCAGGCATCTGGATAACGCTTCCTACCTGGATGATTCCATCCTCGAAAACCTTCGCATTCATCCTCACGCGGGAGTAAATCAGGCGCTTCGTTTCACGCAGTGCGCGTTCACGCGCTTGAAATTCATTACGGAAGCCGACGATCTCCAGTTTGTTGGGATTCTCCGCCTCCTGCTCAACGATCGCCCCATTCATGACCCGGTAGTTGATGTAGGTCTTGTTGTTCGTGGTCGGATGAACATACGACACCTGCACTCCGTCATAGCCGCCTGGCAACGTGGCTTCGTACGTGATCTTGTACTCATCCGTCTTCATATTGGCCCGGTTGAATACTGCCGCCGGGTAGTCCACCTTCTGATCGCGGGTAAACGTCAGCACGCCGTCATCCCAGTACGCCATGACCGACGCGGCATTGCAGATGGCGCGCACCCGGTCGCCCAGCGAGTCGTTTTCATCATCAAACGTGTAATCGAACTGCCCGAGCCGGTCATCCGGCAGGCTTTCGGCGATCGCATACAGGCCATACAGGTCAATGCTGCTTTCCGGCTGAGACCCCATAACCAGCCAGGTGTGCGCCACTGCATCCGCGAACGAACGCGACGGCCGCAGGGTGTAATCCACCGCCTGCGTCGCCAGGTCATAAGTGATGGTGTGCCGGGTTACCAGCGCGTTGTATTTCCGCTCCCGGCTTCCGAGAGCATTCTCGGTCGCCCTCACCTTCACGCGTACCAAGGTGTCGGTCGGGTGAACCACGTTAGTGCGGATGTTGATGGCATGGATTTCCTCGACCTTCAGCACCGATGCATCGCTGGCGTTGTCGGTACGCTGGAAGCTGATCGCATACTTGCCGAAACCAGCCGCGGGTGTAAGTTTGTCCGTGCGGTAGAACACCTCGCTGGTATGGTCGTGCGGCGTACCCTGGTAATAGATAAACGTCTCTGTGGTGCCCGGGATCTGGTTGTAATCGTCGTCGATTTTCCAGATAACCACCTTCCAGTTAGTTTGTTTCTTCCCGCCAAGGCTGGACTGGGTATGCAGCCACAACTCGGTGGACTCCACCGGAGAGAAGAACGGACCCACTGTCAGTGCCTCATTTTCGTTCAGGATGAAAGTGGTCGTGTTAATAGTGGCCGTCGCAGGAATATCCAGTGGCCCCTGCAGATCGGTCATGGTGAACGTGTACCAGGTGACCGGGTCTATTACCGCGCCGTCGTTGGTCTCCACCGCAGAAATCAGCGTGCCGGAAAACAGCGCATCCTTTGTGACGCTGCCTGATGCAGTGGCGTAAGTGACGTTGATGGTAAATGTCACGGCATGTGGCAGTACCAGCCCCATGAAATAGTCGAACTCATCCTGCTTGACGATCTGCATGGCTATCTGGCCGCCTGAATAGGTGCCACTTACAACCGTGTTTGCCGTCGCCGTTTCTACCGGGAAGTCATCAGCATCGTTCTGGCCCGGAACCTCCTGCCCGTCTACATCGTCAAAACCATATCCTTCGACGATCTGCGGAATGACCTCTCCGGGTTGATAGAATTTATATTCAGCGCCTGCAAGTGACCCCAGACTTGACTCGGAATATCTTACCGACTCGTAGCTATAGCGGCCGATACCGATGCACATCCACTCAGTGACATATTTCAGTCCGCCATCGAATGCATCCTGTCGGACGTACTCGAATACTGACTCCTGAATCAGATCAGGAAACGAACGCACCTGACCGTATATGTCCGGCGTCGCCTTATATACCCTGGCGGTGTTGGTCTGTCCGGTAAGGCTATTGTTCGGTGAATCGATGGTATTGCCACCGGTGTTGGCGATGGCTGGCTTCGGTGCCAGGAACGAGAACACCTGCCCAACCACTTTGAAGATCGGACTCAGGATGTCGCCGATGACACCCTTTGGCTGGTCGAACAGCTGGATAATGTCCAGTTCGCTCAGCTCAAAGTCCAGCTCGTCGTCATCATCCAGCGTGACTCCGTTGCGTACGATGAGCAGATCCCGGTGCAGGTTGCTGTCGTTCTCCCTCAGCCAGGCATAAAAAAAGGTGCCGTTTGGCACCCTGTATCGTTCTTTTGGCGTTCCGGGGAAGCGCTGCAGTTCAATCAGAGCCATATTCGAAATACTCCACTCTGGTGAATGTTCGCTGGATTACCAGCAACGAGTCCATACGCACGCTGCCGCCCTCACCCCGTGCATGCAGCACCTGGCGGTTCAGTACCAGACCGACATGCGCAGGCTGAGCCCCCTGATAGCCGACGAAAATCCCGCCCTCTACCGGATTATCGACCGGTCGCCAGAACGTCACATCGCCCTGATAGCAGGTGAAGAAGTCTGCTCCGGCTTCGTAGTCCGGCGTCTGATGCAGTTCAGTGCCGAGGACGTGGCGGAAGTACAAAACCACCAGGCCCCAGCAATCGACCTTTTCAAAAGTGCAGGCACGGTTGGCCCATGGCACGCCAATCATCTTCCTGATGAAATCAGAGGTACTGCAGGCCGGTGTACTCAACAGGGTCATAAAGCCTTCCGATATTGTTGTTCAGCGGATTCGTCATGGATAACGTGACCGAGACGCTGTCCGTGTCGATATCGACGGTTTTCACGTACAGCTGCCACGATTTAATCGGGGCCGATACATCAGCGCTGTCGAATATCTGCCGTGTGGCGGTGATGGCCGTCAGCCGGGCAGCGCCCTTCCACTGTTTCATCAGCGTCTTCACGTCCGTTGACAACCTGCCCAGCTTCACCGTCGCGTCGATCACCGGCGTACCGCTCTGCTGACTCTCTTCGATTTCGAAGCGCGCTGGCGTGTACGTCTGGCCGCCAAGTATCTTTGCAAAGAACTGCTTATCAACCAGGCGGACGTAGCCGAACGAAGGATGATGAAACGTGATGGTGTCGTACAGGCCGCGCGTCGGGCGCTGCTGTTTATATTCGCGAAAGGATGGCATCAGGGAACCCTCGGCAGACTCTCAGGATCGCGCCCGTCCGGGTACCCGGTAACCACGATATCCAGCCAGGTATTCCACGTCGGCGGCAGCTCAACAATGATGTCGTCGAACTCGTCATCAGCGTTATACAGGCGATTCGCAATCACTGTACCCGTCCAGGTAACTACACCGCCGTCGATGCTGGTCTGCACCGGCATCTGCGTGAAGTGCAACTCCTGCACCTGCAAGCCGCTGCCTCCGATATTAACCGGCATGCGGAACCAGTTCAGGCCGCGGTTGAGGTAGTTCGGGCTGCGCAGCCATTGCTGGAAGGCCTTCTCCTGGTCCAGAGTGAATATCCAGGTAAGTGACCAGGTCACTTTCAAATCGTCAGTCTGGTTCTGGAAGATGGCCGGGCCGACTGCTGGCTGGTCAGTCAGGAACCCGGTATCCAGCATCATGTTTTTACTGGCCTTCTGCGCCAGCGGCAGCCAGCCGGGGTAGTCAATGATCGGCATTAATTTTGCCCCCTTGGCGTGCGCTTGACGTTGAAGTTACTGGTTATGCCCTGGCTTATCGGGCCGCCGTTATTAAGGTCTGCGATAACCGTTGTCAGCGTTAGCGAGCCGTCCTGATTCATCGTGCTTTGCTGATCAACGGTGGCAGAGGTGTAGTTTTGGACGATGTTATTGACTACGAACCCGCCACCACCCTGCATATCCTTGTTGCTGATGACCCTGCCGTTATCGCCTGGGATCATGTACTGCTTACCGGTGCTGGCCCGGTAAATCTCCGGCATTCCGCCTTCGCCAACCTGGTACATCCCGCCAGCGCTGACCGGGCCGCCGTTTTTGCGCTTACCTGACAATGCAGCAACCGCCGCAACCGCGCCAAGACCTATAGCCACCGCGCCGCCGAACGATGCAATGGATGACATGATCGCAGCTGGAGTCCATGCCGCCGTGGTTGCCGCTGCTGCCGTGGTGCTGGCCGCAGTCTGTACGCCAATCCCGGCAACCTGAGCTGCAGTTGTCGTTGCAATGGCTGTCTGCTGGGTTGTGGCCCCCGTTATGGCTGCCTTTGCCCACTCCATTCCCATCTGGACGAAGGTATTGATGACGCTGTTCAGGACGGTGCTTCCGATCGAGCGAAGCGCATCCTGTGCGCTCATACTGCCAGTGATGATTCCGGCCAGTGCGTTGGATGCGTTGTTACCGAAAGACTCAAAGGCGGCCGACGCAGCCTGAGTGGCAGCATTCTGTTGCGACCACTCCTCCCACATCGCCGCGTTGCGCTGATCGCGGTACTGCTGCTCGATAGCAGCGCGAGCTGCTTCTGCTTCTGCTACTTTTTGCGGATAGAGTTGCGCATACAGATTCAGATCAGCCATATCCTGTTGATACTGGCTATCAAGTCCCGCAGTCTTACTTGCCCTGCCCTGGATGGCCTTGAACTTATTGGCCGCATCAGTTCGCTGCTTCTCAGCCTTCGCCTGTTCACGCAATGCATTAGCGTTATCCCAGGCCTTTCCTGCCAACTGACCAGCCAGCATAATCTGGGCTTCCGTTGCGGAATTACCCAGGGACTGTTGAGCACTAAGCACAGCCTGAGCGCGGGACAGTTCGCCAACACTATTCGCTGATAGCTCGGCTTTCTGCCTCAACTCGTCCAGTTTTTCGTTAACTGATTCCTGAGATTTGGCGTACTGTTCAGCCTCTTTTTCTTCCTGAGTTTTCTTCGGTTTGCTGGCCTTGGCACTGGCAACGGCTTTTATCTCGATAGGCTTGCTATCTTTTGCGACTTTATTTGCCGCTTCCCAGCCTGCTCGCGATGACTTCTCCCAAGCTTCTGCTGTAAGTTTTGCCGATTTTTCTTCGTTTTCTTTCTGCCAATCGCCGAAACCAAGCCAGCTCCATGTTCTTGCCCGGCGGGCATACATTTCCGCCTCAGAGCGTAGATCGGCAATCTGCTGACTTGCAGTGGCAGCCTGCCCGGTCAATCTTCCAATCGAAACCGCCAAAGAATCAATGACCAAAACCATGCCATTACTAGCTCCTGTGGCCTTATTGATATTATCAACCATGACCAGGAAGGAGTTGGTTAAAGCAGTATTTGCCTGGGATATTGTGCGAGGAAGTTTTTCAAACTCTGAGTTTACTGATGAGGTGCGCCTCTGGATGGCGTTAAGGGCATCCTGAGCAGTCAATTTCCCATCAAGCATTAACTGTTTTAGTTCATTTACACTAATCCCAATCCCAGAAGCCATTTGCCTTGCCAGTTCCGGCATCTGCTCAAGAATTGAGTTAAACTCTTCAGCACGCACAACACCTGAGGATATGGATTGCCCGAATTGGCGAAGGGCATTTGCCATTTCTTCAGAAGAATTTCCGCCAATACGTCCGATCTTCTGCAATGTTTCGGTGAGCTGAATTATCTGGCCGTTAGTCGCTCCGGTGTTTCGTAACGCCGTACTCAGCGTTTCCCATAACTTCGCCGTATCCTGTAATGAACCACCGGTAGTTGAGCTAATCCGCATCAGGTTTTGCATTGTCTGCGATGCAGCCTCTGCACTACCTGTCAGCCGCTCTACTCTGGCCTGCATTTGCGACATGGCATCCGCCGCTTCAAGGAAGCGTTTGCCATATTCAATTAACTGAGATACAGCGATCGCGGAAGCTATGGCTGATAACCCAGTCTTTAATCCGCTGGCGGAGGACGTAGCTTTATCTTGCGCATGCTTCATGTCATAAAGCTGACCAGTGAGCGCCGCAATCTCTTTCCTCTGTGCTGAAGTAGCATTTGAGCCAGCGCGTAGTTCAGCGGCAAGAATAACAGCGGCACGCGCGCCTTTTTTTTTCCTCTCTTCCAGAACTGCTATCTCGTTACCCAACGCCTCCATCATTTTTGCAGCTGTTGACCTGTCATCAGCGGCGCGGAT